GTTGCATGTTTATCTGCATTATCTATCTTTTCTTGATTTTGAGCTGCACCTACAGCAAATTTTTGTTCTTCTAAACCTTGTTTCTCTCCATCTTTTTGTGCACGAAGTTCTAATTCTTCTGCACGTAAACCTAATTCTTGTTCTTTTAGTGTAACAAGTGGATCTTTCGTCATACCTTCTAAGTATTCTTGTTCTTCCGCTACCATCTCATTAGTTAATTCTGCAATTCTTACAGCAATTTCTTTTTCATTCTGCATTTGGAACTGTTGCATTAGTTCTGGTGGTAGTTGACCACCAAATTGTGCAGCTTGTTGCTGGAATATCGGTCCATTTTTAGCTTCAACCTCTTGTCTTGCTACAAAACTTATGTGTTGAGAGATGTGAGATTGTAATAATGCCATGATATTTGGTGTATTTTTCACTAAATATGACGAAATAAAGGCACGATGCGCATCAATATGGGCTATATGGTCTTGTTCTGGAAAAGCTTGTAGTGGTTTTTGCATTAAAACCTGTGAATTCTCCATTGCCGGGTCCATTGGCTGTGGTTGTGGGGGAGGAGGTAGTATTTGATCAATTTGTTGCACACCCATTGCTTGATACATACGTCTATATGCTTCATATTGGTTATGAATCTGTGGATTTGACTGTGCTAATTGTAATTGTGTTTGTGCCAACGTAATACGTTGAGACATAGAAAAGATTGTTGGGTCTGAAACAGGTATAATGTCTACTCTGTCATCAAAATCAGTTTGTTTAATTTGTCTGTTGCCTCCAGCTACCATGTATGGATATTCTGGTGGCAAGAATTCAGCCATTATTCTGCCTAAAATTCTAAATTCTTTTTTCTGTGCGTAATGTAATCGTTTATGAATTGCACTCATGACCTTAGAACCTTGTTCTAGGAGTGCCATTGTTGTACCAACTGGATTTGCTTGAGATCCGTCTCCTATTTTTCCATCAGCTACTGCAGCAAACTTTCTACCAGCGTCAACACAAAAACCTAGTAAGGCGAATAATGTTTGATCTGGTCCCTTATAAGGAAGAGGTAGTAATCCGTTTCGTAAATCTCCTGATGGTGCATCAACATCTCTAAATTCTCCAGGTTGAATTGGGTTGTCATCATCTCTAATTCTAAGACCTCTTGCTTTAAAACCTGCGGGTAAATTCGATAGTGTGCCAGCGTCAATGAGATGACGCAAAACGGACGTGGCCGTCCTACTGAGTCCGCCAAGCATATGGATAAGACCAAAACCATAAAAGCCAAGACCTGGTAAAAATTTATAGTGAACAAAATATTCAATTTTGTTTTTAGTAGGATCGTCTTCTCTGTAGTTACGATAGACGGATAAAATTTTTCCTGATCCTTCATCAATGGTAACAACATATGGAATCTTTATACCTGTAGGTTCTCCTGATTCCTCGTCTCTATCTTCGAAACCTTCTATGTCCAAATCACAATGTACTTCTAATAAAGTATAGTTATCTGTATTGTTTGGTTTTCTCTCGCCTTGAATACTATTATATTTTTCTTGAACAGAAGTTTCTTCTTCGTAAGGATCTTCTAAATCAATATCTCTGTAAAGACCTGCGTATTGAGCTTTACGAATATCGTTCTTTGACATTTTTACAATATGTGTAACTCTCTCTGTTGTATCTAAATCAGTAGATAAATATGGTACAACTAAATCTTCTGCGGGAACAAACTTTGCGACTGGTCTTGCCAAGTCAGCATCGTAATATATTTTTTTAAAACTTGAACCTGCTAATGGTAAATAAAATAACATTTGATCCATGTCAGGATCGTAGTCTTCCATTTGATCCGTGATCATATAATTCATATAATCTTTAACTCGTTGTGATTGTGCTTCTACTTCTGCATTGACATCACCAACGATATTACATTTTACAGGACCACCTGCTGGTAATAATTCTTTATAAGCTTGTGCTTGAAATTGTGTAACACTCTCAGCCAGTAGTGGGTGTGTAACTCCACTTGCACCTTGAAATGGCTGTGAGCGTTCATTGTATTTAAACCCTAAGAGGTCTAAACCTTTTGTGTACGAGTCTATCCAATCCGAACGTGACTCTTTATCATCTTCATATTGTTGTCTTAATTCACTTGATAGATTGTTAAGCTCGTCATCATCTATAGATTCTGCTAAGTTTGATGAAAAGTCAACAGCAATTTCTTCTTCAACGTTTCCAACGATTGCCCCACCATCTTCTGTAGGCGTGATTTCTGCACCAATATCCTCGACTAATGAAACACTTGTTGGTGATTCTTCTTCTATTATAGCTTCACCTGCAACAATTGGTTTTTCTACTGCCATTACTTAATTACCTTACCATATCCTCTTTTAGCTACTCCACCAGAAGCAAACTTTTTAATAGCTCCACCATCTTTTCTTTCACTTGGTGGTACCACGTCTTTTGCATCTAGGTTCATTAATTTAATTTCTTTGATTGTCATTCCCTTGTCAATCAAACCTTTATACATTCTCTTTTGAGAACTTGTTAAATTATCTGATAGTGTTTGGCCTTTGTATTTCATATCTTCCTCACGTAATTAAAGTTTTCTTTTGTTTTTTTTGCAGCATATCAGAAAATCCTTTAGGTTGCACGAATTTATAATATTTAGCCTTTGGATTTTTAAAAGACGCTTCCTTCTTATCTTTCTTGGTCTTCTTCTTTTTAGGGTCTTTGACCGTGAATCCTTTTTTGAAACTCATTAGTAATATTCCCTCTGCGAAGGTAACTGCTGTAACATCGGTGGATCCTCATAATCTTCTGGATGCACGGCTAATCCGACTTGACGATAACGCATTAACGCTTGTGTCATGCTATCAACCAAATCGTCATGATCACCATAAGGGAAAGCGGCGCATTCTTCAATCAATTCTTCTGCCCATTTCTCTTTTGGTGCCCATACTTGTCCTGCTTCAAACAAAGGTGAAACAGAGTTAACACGTACATGCTTATCATTTCCTTTGCTCGGTGTAAAGTTGACGACAGGAATTCCTACACGGCGCAGCTCATGCGTGAGCGGGGTACCACTCGCCTTCTGCTCGATGATAATTGTCTCTGGCTCCCAGTAATTATATTCTTCCATGGCAATACGTTTTAAATCCGGGAAGTCCCACCTCCCTTTTTTCATGTCTAATAGAATTACATTGGGTGTTATATCATTATATAAAAATACGCCCCACGTTGTAATCGCTGAATAATCGGCTGTTTCTTTTTTACTGAAGGCTGTGTCATAACTTTGTATGATATGGTTGATTTTAGGGAGCTCCCTCTTTTCCCAAATCTTCCACCACTCTCTTTTGATAATGGAACCTTCTTCGGAAGTAGGATTCTGTTGCCACTGTGCATTCCATTTAGCCACGGACAATGACGCTTGAACCGACTCTAATTCTTCTATCTTCCAATACTGTGGCCAAATAGGTTTATTCTCTAAGACAGCAGGAAACTCAACCACGTCCCACTGATCTGCTTTCACATCACCTTGGGTCTTCATCAATTGACCAGTCAAATCTTTTGTCGACCAACGTGTCATAACAATAACAATCTTACCACCTGGTTGAAGACGCTGTCTTGGTCCAGAAGTGTACCACTCGTAAGCTGAATCCATTGCCGTTTCACTTAGTGCATCTTGCTCGGAGTGTGGATCATCAATAATTAATAAATCTGCACCCCTACCTGTGATGGCTCCACCAACACCTGCAGCGAAATACTCTCCCCCCTTATTCGTCTCCCACCTTCCTGCAGCTTTTGAATCTTGCGATAATTTTATTTCATCAAAAATATCTTGAAAGGTATTCTCCTCCATTAAGTTACGAACCTTACGACCGAAACGATAAGATAACTCTGCTGTGTGTGTGGTTTGAATAATCTTGAGCCTTGGGTCCCGGCCCATCATCCATGCGGGAAATAAAAAAGATGCAAATTCTGATTTTGTGTGTCTAGGAGGCATATTGACGATTAATCGTTTTATACGGCCCTCGGCCAATGCTTGAAACTTTTCTGCAATTTTTATGTGATGGGGCCCCTCTACAAATTCTGGCCAAACTTGTTTTACAAATTTTAAAAAATTTTGTTGAGCTAGGTTCTTTAATTGAAATGTTTTCTGTCTTAATAATAATTTTTTCTTCAGAGTTTCTAACTCTGCAGGATTCATATTATCATAATTAACAATGCGCTTGAACTGTTCTACTTCTGCCATCAAAACTTTATACCATATAGTTCGTATGTACAAAAGTTTATATATATAACAACTATATTGTACTACGTTCTTATTTAGGGGGTGCCCCCTTTTTTAAAAAGGCAAAAGGGCAAATTGCAAGAATTGGGACCCCTCACCATGAACCGAACTTGATAGACCCCAATGCGCCCCTAGAAAAGTTATCCACAGGTTATCCACAACTAAGTAAATTAATTTAAATTAGTTTGAAATATTCCTTATTTCTAGCCGTCTACTTATATAAGATAATATAGTAATTTTACTATAATATTGTTGACTTATGAAATATAAAATTTTATAAGATATTATGATTAACGAAAGGTTAAACATGAATAAAAAGAATGTAAAACTTAGTATCGGAAACAAATTGTTTTCAGCAACTTGGATTAAAGCAAATCATAAGCCAAGAACGATACTCGGTAAACTACCCACTAATGAAAAGTTTTTCAATGGTGGAGAATTAAAAGGTAATAGAGATCACCTATTAGAGGTGATTGATATGACATTATTAAGAAAAGGCGCAAATCCAAAAAAGGTTTGGAGATCAATAAATCTTAATACCTTAACAAGTCTTAAAATAGGG